GACTCGCTGATTGGCTGCTCCGGTGGTCGAGCCTTTGACGAGAACAAGTCTGACTTCGCCACTCCGCTGTACTGGCTTACCAAGAACAACGGTGTTCTCTTCCCTAAGGCCACCATCCTCATCGTTCACCACGCCAACAAGAATGGTGGCTTCCGTGGCACCTCAGCCATCCGTGACGCCGTTGACGAGACCTGGGCGCTCCGTAAGCCCACTGACGAGGAACGTGGCGTTGTAGGCGCTCACAGCCGCCTCATCACCATCGAGAAGTCACGCTCTGGACGAATGGGAACTCAGCTCGTCATGCAGATGCAAGACGACCTTTCATTCACCATCTCTGACTTCACGCCCGAGGTGGATGAGACCAACACCTCCCCGGCTTCCGTCACTGATCGTGTTCTCCAGAAGCTCCGCGTCGTCTACCCCGAGTCCCGCTCCAAAGATGATCTGGTCTGTGATCCACTGATCGACGGCAAGCCAGCTGCGATCCACAAGTCGCTCCAGAGACTCGAAAAGCGAGGCTTGATCGTCTCAGACGCTCCAAAAGGATCTCAAGCTAAGAACTGGACAGCAGTTCTCGCACGCGGAGAGTTGAAGGAAGTGTCCACCGTTCCAATAAAACCAGTCATGGAGCGGGATCTGGGTATGGACACTACCCCTGGACAATCAAGAGGTGTCCAGGGTCTGTTTGATGGAGCGGTTGAGATTGAGCTGTCAGGCGAAGAGGCTGGACACATCTAACCTGTCCACCCCTAGTGTCCAGGGTCAAATCCATTGCTATCACTAGCTTTTGGAGCGCCCTGGACACCCTGGACATCTATACGCGCGCGAGAGATGAACTGGACTGAGATCTTGGAGCGTTCAGGCGTCCCAGAGCCACCCGGCTATCGCGAGACCATTGAGCGCCTCAAAGCCAAACCAGCCAAACCGCGTGTCAAACCGTCTCGAAAGAGTAAAAAACGTCCCAAGCGTAAGTAACATCCACGCATGAAAAAAGTTGAAACCCTCCTTCCAGAAGAGCTAGTCGAAAGCCTTTCTGCTGAAGCCAAAGAAAAAGGCATCCACAGGTCAGACTTGATCCGTGAGCGCCTCATGCAACCACCCAATCACTTGGGTTTGACCACGAATGATTTTCACAAAGCTGTTACGAAGGTTCGTCGTCGATCCAGCTATGGTCTGGATAGGCAACAAGCTGAAAGCCTTGTCGCCACTGTATTCAACGAACTCTTCCGTTCCAGTGATGGGGACTAAAAATGTTCAGCTCCACTATTGTCAGATCGCTGACGAACACTGTCCGCTAGCAATTACGCGCTTTACGTCTTTTGACATGGACGACAAGCCGCTTGCTGTTGAGCAAGTTACCTATGAATCCAACATGGATTACATGGAGCGGCAAGTTATTAACGCGCTGTCTTGCAACGTCGAAGTCAGCATTCTTACAGCAACACCAATCCACGAATTTAAACGACTGTATTATTTGTTCAACAGTGACAAATGAACGTGCAGATTTTTCGGCACGATAAAGAGTGGATTGTGCTAACTGAGTCTTACACGCTAACGTTCCACCAAACGCTTGCTGGGGCGATGAGTCATGCCGCAACCGAGATCGGGGCGTCAAATCATCATGGAGCGTCTCAACAAAGCGATTCAACTGGCAACAACAGCTGACCTTCAACGGGCAGCAATGTTCCTAGAAGGCGCAAGAAAAGTCAGACAAGGCTCTAGTCGTCAGCGCTCCAATGCTCGTTCTGCTCAAGCAACTGCTTGGAAGAAAAAGGTTGACGACTCGATAACATGGTAACATTCGTTTAGTATTTTAAAGCCGATGGCGACGAAGCACGGCAACCGGGTATATATCCAAGTCTTACTTGAGCCCTTTCGTGGTGAACTCTTTATGCAAGAGGCTGAGGCTCAAGGCATCAAACCATCCGCTCTAATCCGCCAGCTGGTCTACAACTATCTTGCTGAAAACACTGACGAGCAAGCCTATTGCGATGCTCTAGTCAATGACAAGCAAAAATGGCAAGACGCTGTAGACGCCAGACTGGAAGGCAGGGCTAAGAATCGCCGCTCCAGAGTTATGCAGCTTCAGCAAGACATCGACGCATCAAACTCACCGATGTGACCTACTGCTTGCTTCAGCAGCTTGGCCTGATGCCAGTTGGTTCGCACCAATGACACGCATAACTGCTTTAGAGCATCTTCGTCGCCACAGCTCTGAACGTCTCGAACGGTACGCTCTAGCTCCAACTCCTCTTCAAGGGTTTGGTTGACAATCATCCAGTCAGCCCAGCCCATAGCCTTGAAGATTCTTATCAATTCATGCCACGGACGGCATGACTGTCAAGTGGTTGTTGTAGTGCCCTGTTTCCCGATAACTGTGCATTGGGACGTTAGACATTGCGTGAAACACCATCTGACCGATCTTCAAGCCTGGGTACAGCGGCAAAGCATGGTGCAGCCGTTCGTTCTTCAGTTCGAGTGTGAGCTTGCTTCCGTGCCAGCCTGGATCGCACCAGCCAGCAAGCAGGTGATTAAGACCAGATCGTGCGCGGCTTGACTTGAGTACAAATTGGCAGCTGATGTCGTCGGGCAAGTTAAATAGCTCAACTGTCTCAGCCAGGCAAAACTCGCCGGACTGAAGCATGAACGGGTCATCCTCTGTCTTGTCAGCGATGTTGATACGCACCAGGTCAGGGCTATAGATGCTCTCCACCATCAGATAGTCACCCAGCCGCAAATCCAAACTCGCTGGGTTCAGCAGCTCTTCATCGAATGGGACGACCATTTGGCTTTTCCGGCACCGAGCAGCAATCTCCCAATCGCAAAGAACCGCCATATCTGAAACGCAAAAATCAATCCTACTGAGAACTCACTCGTTCACCAAAATCACCCAACCAGTTCCAGGGCCTTCAGCCTGCCAACGCTGATAAAACGCTGCTTGTCTCACACGGACATTACGTCCCAGATGCGGATTGCTATGGCCACCCTTCTCCATTTCGGGGTAGCCACGGGGATCTTGCATGATCCACTCTGGATCGTTGCTGTTCTTACCCGCGTAACCACTGATCACGCTCCAATGACCACAGCCAAGGCCATTGCACATTGGTGGTTCGCCGTGAAGCATGTTTCCGGCGTGCAACCAACCAACCAACACTGGTCTGCCAGCTTCAATCTCTAGCTCCACCATGTCAGCGTCACCGTCCTTGCGGAACTCAGCTTTCAGGCCAAGGCTCTCCAACGCTGCAATCTGAGCCTCTACCGACGTGGTGTCTCCGTACTTGGCGCGGATCTTGTTGTACTCATCATCTGTCCGAACCTTTTTGTAAAACGCTGCCACCATCGCAGCCGCTGAGCTGAAGCACTCGCGGTATCCCGTTCCAGTCTCATTGTCGAGCTGCTTGAAGTAAGGCATGAAGATCTGCTGGTCATATCCACTCTCCTTCCACGCCTGAAACCAATCAGCCTCGTGCTCCTCCAATAGCTCCGCTGGCATTGACTCCTCAAGTTGTTTAATTGCAGCCAGCTGGTGGGGCGTGCCACGAAAAAACTGGAAAAACGGTAGTAGGGCAAGACCCATGGCCAGCAGCAGCAAGGTCACTTGGATAATGCCTGATACCACCTATTTTTCAATCCTTGTGTCAGGCAACAGCAAATCCTTAAGATGCTTGACCGCAAGATCATCTAAATCGTTGTCGGTGCGAGTAACGATCCGCTCCAACATCGCAATGATCAACTCTTTGAACGCTCTGGAGCGCCACATCGTCATGACCAGAGGCTTAAGAACTAGAAGCATTGGATTGACCTAGTTACGCTGTAACGGTAGCTCTGTTGCGTCATGGCCAACAACCCCGAAGAGCAGCACGAAAAAGAAGGCGTCTCAATGGCAGATATTGTCAAGGCGTTGGTGCTTGCTTGGAGCGCTGCGCTGTTGACAGCCTCGTATCTGGGGATCTTCCCTCAGATGAAAATGGACAACACCTTCGTCGCCTCACTGCTCACTGGCGCGATGGCTTCGTTTGGCATCGAACGTAAGTCCAATGGCAATGGAAACAAGAAGCCGACTATTGTTGACAACAAAGACACCAAAGTCGGCATCAAATGACCCGCGCACTTTTGGTATTGGGCATCACTTTGGCGGCTGCATTGCCTGCTAACGCAGACATCACCCACAAGATTCAGTCCTCCGTGCAACTCCAAGTCGATGGGGCAGCATCACAGGCTTCAAGAATTGGCAGCACTCTTGCTGTCAGCGGTAGCAACGTCACTCTGGATACTGCTCCTGTCCTCGGGACTCTCACTGCTGGTTCTGCTGTGGGTTATACGCCAGGTGCCTACAGCATCACAACAGCGGGAGACGCCTTCTCTTACAGCGAGTCCTACATCGAAGGTGATGCCACACCAAGCAACACTTCCGTAAGCAGCGGTGTCGTCACCTCACTCCCAATGCTCGGCAACACCACCACAACTTCAGGTGGTGTGGCTGGAAGCCTTGCTGGCACGATTGCCTCTGACGGCGCAATGACGATTACCGCTGGTGGAGCCGGTACTACGGCGACCGGACAAGTGGTTCTCAGTCTGGAAATTGAGTGATGCGTTGGTTAGCGCTGCTGTTGTTATCCGCTCCAGCAACGGCAGCACCAATCGTGCCTCAATTCACGCAGGGCACGATGACCTCGCACACAGAAACAACCAGCAAGGTCACTGAAACGATTGTCAGTGAGAACTATTCAACGGGGTTTGAATACAGTGCTAGCGGTGTAAATATCACACCAGACGGTGCAATTAACCCCGTCTCCACCACAACGGTCAACGGATGGACCTCCTTAGGAGAACGACCCAACTGGTCAATCGTCAAACCTGGAGAAGCCTTTCAGTTCGTCGAAAGCCTGAAGGGACCAGGCTTGTCGAACGTCACCACCATTCAACGCACCACCGAAATCACAAGCGTTACCGATACGGTTTCCTCCTTCTCGGAATAATCGCCACCGCTCCAGTCAACGCACAAGACGTTGGTGGTATTTCTGCAACCGCTGCTCCAACTGCCACATCGTCTGGGTCGGTGTCTAATCAGGCGGTGCAGATCCTCCAAGGTTCAGCAATCACCAACACCTATGGCGGCAACATTCAATGCCAAGGTCCAACGCTGACTGTCACGCCATACCTCAACCGCACCAAATCATGGGGTCTGCCTTACGAGTACAGCTATGACGATCCGGTCTATGACCTCTCTGATCTGGATGACGATGGCCGCCTAGACAATCCAGGTGACGTGCTCTTTTTCAAAGACACACGCACAGGACAAAAGGACAACCACAACTGGAATGTGGGTCTGTCGATTCAGGCAACCATTCCGCTGGATCAAAGCTTGCAGGATCGCTGCAAAGAGGCAGTCGATACGCAGATTGCGATCCAAAAACAACATCTAGCCAATAAGCGGCTTGATTTTGAGATTTCGAGGCTCAAGCAT